CCGGGCGTCATGCGAAGCTCAGGTTTGAGTAGGCGACAAACGTCTGTGAATCTGTTGCCGCCGTCTGGCTATCAACTGTCTGACTGGATGGAGATGCGTCATAATACGTCACCCCGAGCGATAGTCCGCTCGTTCCTGTGCCAACTGGCGTTGTTTGCGTGAACGCTGGGGATGTATTCGTGTCGAACTGTGACCCGCAAGCCGCGCCAACAACAAGTGTCGGCGGTGTCCCGCTCGATGCCGTGACGGATACGTCACCGCCCGAAAGAGATGCCGCAACTTCCTGATCTGAAAAGCTCGGCGTCGAAACGGGCCGCCATATCTGACATGCCATCAACTGATTGGTGTCCGCGCCGCCCGTGATTTGGGAGCTGACGCTGCCTGTCGAAATATCGCCGGACGTTAGAACCTTGTAGTAAATGCCAGAGTTAAGATCGCGAACCCCGCGAAAATAAATTGTGTCCGTCACAGTGTCATCAAACACTGACCACCCTGTAGGTGGTGTCGCTGTCGTTCCTGTCAGGGCCACCGTGCCGTCGAAACTCTCGGCCACGATTGCCACATCACCCGCCGCCGCAGACCCATGGAATGAGACGCTATAGCCGGAAGCCGAGTTTGTTGTTTCCCCGATGAACGCGAAATCAGACGTAGCAGCTGCGGCTGCACGCTTCGCACCGAAGCCAACAAGGTTTGTGACACCGAGAGCCATTAGACCTCCGTGACGGGCAACTGTGTATTTGTTTCCCGTACCGTCTTGTAGCCCTGTTGGTCCTCGAATCTCTTGAGATCATCGCGCATCAGGACAAAGAAGCGGCGGACAACCCATTCTTCTTTCTGAAGATTTGTTGCCCCATCACCAAGGGCATAGCCCGCATAGTTGAGCAAGCGCGTGACTTGTCCCGCGTCCAACGAGAAATTCTTGGTTACGTTTGGGCTTTGAATTGTGATCTGTGCCATATCAGCCTCTAATCATCATTTGCGGCATCGGTCGTGTAGAACAGCTTGACGCCGTGCAGGCGTGCATCGACGCCCAATGTGTCCGCGCTCACGTCACGATAGACCTGGAAGTAAACAAGTTCGTCATCGCCCGGAGTTCCGGCGATGGTCACAGCAGTAGAGGCCGCGCTGACCATCAGGTCGCCCGCTGTCGTTACCGTGTCTGTGGTGACAACGGCTGTGCCGAATGCGGTGTCAAGAACATCGCTATCGGCCAGCGCCATGCCCTGAATGGCCCATGCCACGGTCCCTGTACCAGAAGCATTCGACCAGAAGAACTGAGCCGTGACGGTTCCAAGGTTCCATGATTTCGGGAACGCCACCGAGAATTGAGCGAACTCGTCCGCCGCCGTGTCAAAGTCAAGGGTTTCGACCATGACCTTGTTGGTGGTGGTTTCTGCCGAGCCCGATGCAGCGCCGGAAGTCGTGCGCGCCGTCATGGCGGAGGCAGGCATCCAGATTGTTTCCGTGCCCACCTTCTTGAGAAGGGTGCCCTCAACGCTCACGTTCCCGGCAGAAGCGCGGGCAAGTGTGGTGTCAGAAGCATGGCCTAATTCAATTGACCCGCACGACACTGCATTGGAGGTGCCAATGTTGATGGTGCCAAACCCTGACCCAATGGACCCAGAAGTAAGAGCGCCTGTGGTCGTCAGGTTCGACAGGCTGTCAATGGCTGACTCAAGAGTTGTCTCGGTCGTCGCGTCAATGGCGTCGATGTTCGAGAGCGTCATGGTCCCCGCGCTATCAGCAAGGATAGTGACGGCACCGAATTTCAGGTTGCCGGATGCGGCTACAACAAGGCTGTCAGTGGTCGTATCGAACGTAAGGGCGGCATCGCCCTCCATGGCGGAGGAAGAAGTCCAGACACCGATTTGACCGTCTGACGGAGTGCCGGATGCGGAGATTCCACCGCCACCGATGTCAGACCCATTTACAGAGAACGTCCAGCCTGTCGGGAGGTTGAATTGATTGGCAGACGTATCAACACGGAAGGCTTCGGTCTTCGCGCCGCCTTCATAAATGTAGCCTACAAAGTCCGATACTTCGGCGGTGTCAGTAACATTAGTCCATTCAAACTCAAGTGTACCGATTTCATGGTCTGCGTCGGCTCCGTTCTTAGCCTTATAGACCGTCTTGACGCCGTGGCCTGCGGACGGGGTGCCGTTTGAGCGCGCGCCAATAATTGCCGCTTGCAATGTTGAGGTACTCGCCGCCGTCTGAACGACCGTTCGGAACCCGTTTGTATCACTCCAAGCGAAGTCAGTGTCCCCGCTCACCTCTCCAGTGGTTGCACCGAAAACAGGTATGTATGTGTCCCCCTGACCAGCCGCGACACGGACAATAGGGTCGCTGTTGATCGTAACGCCAGTGGCGAGGTTAGCGCCGCTAATCGCCCCGGTTACGGTAAGCGTAGCCCCATCCCAGGTGAGATTAGCATCACTATCCTGCGTCCCGGTCCCAGACCAGACGGCAAGGCGGTCGTTCGCGCCCGTGCCAGTTATGCCCGTGGCCGAGAACGTTGTCTGCCCCGTGCCGTTCCCGACCACGATAGTGTTATTATCCGTGTCCCACTGAATGTCGCCTTCCGCCGTGGGGGTCGGCGTGGCGCTCTGCTTCAGGGTCAGGGTGGGTGTGGTGACGGTTTTGTTCGTAAGAGTTTCCGTCCCCGCCAATGTGGCGAAGCTGCCATCGGAAAGGGCTGTGTTGAATTGCGCGGTCGTGCCAGAGAACGTGTTAGACCCAAGGGCGAATGTCTTGTTCGTCAGTGTCTCGGTTCCCGCGAGGGTCGCGAACGAACCATCAGACAGGGCTGTATTGAACTCTGCGGTCGTGCCCGTAACGGTCGCCTCGGAAAGGTCAACTGTGAGCGAGTTGCTGTCCGAATTGATCGTCTTGTTCGTGAAAGTTGCCGTGCCGTCTACATGGGGGAAGGACTTGGTGCCCGTGCCGTCACCGACTTCCAGGTTCTCACCCGTCCGGTCGTATTTGATTTGACCGTCCGTGGTCGGGGCCGCACCGTTCGCGTCCTGAAGAACAAGGGTCGGGGTCGTAATGCTCGGAGATGTGCCGAACAGAAGCGCGCCCGTCCCGCTTTCACCCGTTACAGCGGTGGCAAGATTCGCGCTGGAGGGGGTGGCCAAGAATGTAGCAACATTGGAGCCAAGGTCGGTCCCCATGACGAATGTGTCAGATTGCAGGGCGGTATTAAATTCTGACTTCGACCCCGTGAGGACGTTCCCCGTCCCGCCAAGATCATAGGACTTGTTCGTAAGCGTGGCCGTACCAGATGCCGTCAGGGCATTGATGGTCGATCCGGTCGTAATCTGGATGTCATCGCCCGCATCGTTCGTGAACCAGAGTTCATTCGGCGTGGAGTTCTTGACCCAGACTTGCCCGTCACCTGCTACGTCAGCGGCAGCAGCAGCAACCTCTGACATAAACATAGTCGCTGGAAGCGTCAGGCTTGTCCCATCGAAGGTAAAGCCCGCCGTGTAATCAATGGCCCCAGTACCGGACCAGACGGCTACGGCATTATTCGTGCCCGTGCCCGACACCCCGCCGCCCGCGCCGGGAGCAGCAGCGGCATACCAGATGTCACTCGTTGCGTCATAGGTGAGGACATGCCCATCGGTGGGGCCACCAGTGAGAACAGAAGTGGCAACCGCCACCGCCGTCATATCATTAGTGCCGTCATGGTAACGAAGGCCACCCGGAGCATAGTTCGCAATCGACGTATCGAGCGCGAAATCACCTTGGGCGGAGATCGTGGGCGTAGCAGAGGCAGGGACTTTTACAGACCCACCAGAGAAATCATTTGCGCCTGTGAAGGTATTGGTGGACCCGAACGCCGCGAGAGTGTCATCGGAAACGGCAGTGTTGAACTCAGCCAGTGTTCCCGTGACCGTGTTGTCCGTAAGGTCGATGGTCTTATTGGTGAGCGTTTCGGTTCCAGCCAGCGTGGCGAATGAGCCATCCGTAAGCGCGGTATTGAACTGGGCCGTGGTGCCGGACACCGTGTTCGAGCCAAGAGCAATCGTCTTGTTGGTGAGGGTCGCCGCATGGGCATTGAATGTGAATGTGTCGTTCCCCGTCAGAAGCGGGAGCGTCACCGTCCGATCAGCCGTCAGCTCGGAAGGGGCAAATATATATTGCTGGTTCGAGGACGTGTCATTGATCTGAGGTGTGGTCAGAACAGGGGACGCAAGCGTCTTGTTCGACAGCGTGTCCGTGGACGATATGGTGGGGATTGCTACCCCATCATCAGTAATGGAGCCAACGACAGCGAGAGTAGAGCCATCCCATGTCAGGGAAGAATCACCTTCAATGGTGCCGTCACCCGTCCAGACACCGACTTGGTTATTGGCGGGCGTACCCACCTTGGACACATCACCGGACCCAGAGCCACCGCCACCTGTGCCAGAGTTGGTGGCAAATTCCAGGGCCGTCCCGCTTGAATTGACCGCGACAACCTTGGAGGCATTGTCGGACAGCTTGCCCAGATCAGCCGTAGTGTCAGCAAGGTCAAAGCGAACCGACCGCGCCATGTCGCGCTGTAGGTCGCGTGTGATGGCCGTCAGCTTGTCAAATTCGGTATTGAGCGAGGTCGGGGAAATAGCCCCCGAGGAAAAGTCAGTGCCTCTTACAGCGGGAACGATTGATACAATATCAACCGTAGCCGATGTGACAGATGCGACGAGGGTAATAGAGCCCCCCGTATAGCCGCCGTCATCGGACGTATCCCATGCGACCGTCCAGCCGGACCCGGCAAGTGCCGTTCCATCTACACGGACCTCAAGATCGGACTCATCGAAGACCGTGAACGTAAAGGCGAAAGGCCCCGTTCCCGTCTGTGACGTGTACCGGACATAGCTATTCTCAGCGGGGACAGTAACATGTGCCATTGCGCGACAATGAGGCCGGGAAAGCCACCACTAAACGCACCGGATTATTGAGCCACAACCTCAGTCGGAGAGGGGCCTATAAACTTCTGGCCTTTGTCTTCGACGCGGCGTTCCATGCGTCTCGCCCAACCTGGATCGACCCATTCATTGATGCGCCACAGGATAAGGTAATCCATAGCCGCTTTCGTGTAGAACAGATTGATGCCGGGGAGGTTTGACTGAACGAACCGATTTGCTCTCGGGCCAAAATTCTGCGGGTCCGTGAAGGGTGTTTGAATCAGCCGCGCGAGGTCAACGGCTGCGGCCCCTGTCGGGCCACCAAGAGTTTCCCACGGGGAGCGCCCATATTCGTTATAGTTCTGGAGCAGGAAGTCCCCGTAGATACCGAGCCCGCCGCCCTGCAACATTGCGGAAATCCATACCTTCGCCCCATCCTCCCCGAAGACAGGAACAGGGGTTTTGCCCTTGGCCAGTTCCTTGAGTTGCATGGCCATCATCCCGAACAGGGTGAGCATGGCGATATGGGAGGCAAGGCCAACAAGGTCGCCTCGGCCTTCCCGCAATGCAGCGCGGAGGCCGTGTGCCCCAATATCCCGCACAAGGTTTCTGGATACGGATGTGACCGCAAACATCTTGAGCTGGCCGATTGTACGGTAAGCCTCACCCTCTAGCGTCCCCCTCAAAGACCCCCGGTTGAAAATTGCCCGCTCACGAGCGCCCGGAGTCGGCACACCCGCATCGGCGCGGTCCACAAAGAAGGAGCCGATCTTGTTGTATAACTCGTCCCTAACCCGCTCTACCGCTGTATTTGTGCGGCGCACACGCTCGGCTTCAAGGGTGCGGAGTTTGTTCCTGATGCCTTTCTCCACATCAGGGTCGGTAGCTTTCTCAAGGCTTGCCTCAAGCGCAGCCCGACGAGAGGTAATATCCGTATTGATGGTGTCCAGCTTATCACCAATAAGCGGGCGGTAGGCTTCAGTATCAAGCGCCTCAAGGCGGTCGAGCGTGAAATATGCCCGCCCATCAGGGGCGTCCATTTCCACTTGCTGCATGACACGCCACTCGGGCTCGCCAATATCATACCCGAGAAGTGCGCGCTTGTAGGAGTGCGACAGGCTGTCAAAAGAACCGCGAAGGTTCTCCGCCATTGTGTGAGACATGACAGCATTGATGGCCCGCTTGCGGCCCTCTGTCCATGGGGTCAAGAGGTTGAGCTTGTAGTAGAGCCGATTGAGGTTAGCCAAAGTTCCCGTCAGGTGGTCGTCTGCATTCCAGCGCGCGGCCATGTCCCCGATTAGCCCTTCGAGGCCGACGAGGTTGGTTTGTGCTTGGCGGCGGGCATCCTCACTGAACCTGAATCCGTCTTGTAGATAGTCGGTAACGGCGCTGTGAAGGTTCCCGTTTTGCCATCGGATTTCCGATGTGGACGAGCCAATATCGGACACAGACGTTACAGTAGAAAGGCCAAGTTTTGACCAGGACTGAACTGCCCGCACCCACGAGAAGACATGCGCCCAGAACAGACTGCCTACCTGACGAGTGGTGCCGTCGATCTCTGCGAACTCGTTGCTGAGAACCTTCTTGTCATGCTCGCTGATTGCGGGCCTGTCATTGAAGTATTTGTCTTCAGCGGCGGCGACGATCTTGTCAAACATGGCCCTCGGGTTGGTCCCGAAGGTTTCCATGAGGGCGGTATGTTCTGCCGCACGGTCAAGGCCACGGACGAAGCCCTCCACGAGAGACATTTTCCCGAATTGCTCATTATACCTGAACCATGATTCAGCGTCCTTGAAGTGCAGGACGCGGTGCTGGCTGATCTTCTTCGCAAGGTTTGCTGGTCCCGTGAACTGTAGGTCCGTGGGCGCGTGATCCCCGACATGGAGGTGCCGTCCCTTGATGATGTTTGTGTAAACCTCTTGCAGAAACTTTACGGGGTCAGCCCCGTTGAATGTACGTTCGTCAAGAAGGGGGAGGATGGTGTTGACCCACCCGTCACGCCCCATTCGCATGATCGCGTGTTGATCGTGGGTGTGACGCACGATGTAATCCCAAAGCTTACCGACAGACGCCCCGACGCGGTTCTGGTCAAGCCGCGCCCGCTCCTGCACACGGTGGAAAATCTCGGCGATCTTGCGGGCCTGTTGAATGCCTGTAACGGAATCCTCACCCGATCCAACAGCGACTAGCTCCCTGGCAATCTCAAGGTCAAGCTCACCAATGCCCTGTCCGTCCGGGCCACGGCGCTTGGTCATAATCTCAAGAAGGCCCTCACGCTCCAGTTCACGCGCAAGCATGGACACATACGTCATGTGGCGGGTTTTGCCGTTGGCGGCAACGGACCTGTGGCCCCCAGCCACTTCGCCTTCCGTGCCTACGGTCAGGGCAGCGATAGCCTCACGAAGGCTCAATCCCTCTGCCACACCCGCGTCAATGCGGTTCATGGCGCGGTCAAAGGCAAGAATGTTGAACGCCCTGTTCCGGCGCTCGATCAGTGTTGCGCGGCGGACATCATCCACAACTTCTTCTGCGGCTTGGCCCAGAACATCGGCCTCGGCTTGTGCCCGGTCACGCCCACGAATCTGACGAGCGCGTCTTTGCACTTCCTTGGCAATCTGTTTCAGGTCAGATTCTTTGAGGGTTTCGTCCCCAAGGATTTCCCGAACGCCAGCGATACATGCGTCAATGGACATGGCTATCCCCTTCCTATGCAGGTGGCGACAGCTTTAGTGGCACGGGTCCACAAGTCAATCTCACGAGCGGTTTCCTCGGGGGAGAGACGGTCACGGGCCAGAGCCGCATCCATTTCACCCTCGGCAATCAACTGGTCAATCTGGGCATCCAGATCGGCTATCTCATCCTCAATGCCCAAATCGCTCTTTTCCGCGTCAGCGAGACGCTGCTGATATTCCTGCTGTGCCCGCTCTGCGTCTGTGACCCTGCGAAGGCCCAAATGGTGATCGGCATCGGCCTGCGCCATACGGTCCACGCGGCGGGTCATCTCAATCTTGTTGGCATCGGCCCACTGAAGGCCCTCGGAGGCAAGCTGTTCAGGGGTGCGCCCGGCTTCCAGTGCCTCCCTATATCGTCTGTCTGCCTTGGCAGCCGCTTTAGAGGCCCGTGAGAGGGCTTCCTGCGCCCTGGCGCGCTCCGCGTTGGCCGCTTCTATGCGCGACTCCTCACGCTTCCTGATAGCCTCCAGCGCCGTTATCTCGGCATCTGCTCGGCCTTTGGCGCGTGGTAGTTCTTCCTTGACCGTATCTCCCAGTAGCGCCCGTTCCCGTTCGAGGGTGGCGCGACGAAGGCGGTCTGTCGTGGGCTGGGCCAGTTCGGCCTCGATTTCCCCAAGGCGCTGGCCAAGGGCCTCGTCCACATGACGGGCAATAAGAGCGGGGCCGCCCTCTGCCCTGTCTTTGACGAGTTGCGCGCGGTCGGTTGTGGCGGAATCCACTTCAGTACGGGCACGTTCTATTTCGGCGTCGATGCGCCCCACCTCGGCCTGTGACTCCTGAAGGCGGGTATTGGCCCTCTGGACACGCTCCGATTCGCGGCGGATACGGTCATAATGAGGATGGGCTGGGTCATCGAACGCGGGGTCGGCTCGGACAATCGGCTCCACATCCACGTTGCGGCCCTGAACAAACTGAGACACAGCAGCCCGGAGGCTCGTTTCTCTGGTCTGCGGTCTGGTGCGGCCCAAGGCATCGCCAAGAGCGCCGAAGCCCACATGGAACCCGCCACCCAAGGCAGTACCGAATACCACGTTCATAAGGCTGTCTGTCAGGCCATAATCCGCTTGCTCATAGCGGGCGTTGCCATAGACAATTGGCTCGACAAGAGCAGCGCCAACAGCACCTTCCGCCAAACCACGCGTGAGCCGCGCCCCGGTCGTACCAAGGCGGGCACTCAGGGCCGCATAGCGGGTTTCACCCACAACAGGGATAAAGGCTGACGCCACATTGAGGGGGTCAACGGCAGAAAGAGCGAGCCCAAAGAACAGGTCGCCTGCCACTTGCCCCGCGCCTTGACGCCTGTGTGAGAGGATGAACTGCCTCTGGTTTTCCCGCCGCTTGCGGTCCATCATTATCTCAAGCGCCCGCTCAGGGATTGGCCCGTCAAAATTCAGGCCCAGATCGCCCGCACGGTCATTTGCTTCTTCCGCAGAGATGATGGGGCTGTCAGGCGGGGCCGCTTCTTGCACCACCATGCCCTGCCGGCGGATTTCCTGCTGGCCATACCTGGCCTCGCGGAGTTCGGTGTAGCGACCATACGACGGCGCGGGATTAAAGTTCAGAACCTCAGACGCATACGCGCCGAATGCATCGGGGTTGAAATAGCCAACCTCAATGCTCTGGAGGCGGCGATAGTCATCCTCGGGGGAAACCTGTATCGCACCTGACTGGAGAGGGGCTGCCATTACGGGGCTATCGCCTCCATCTGCGCCCGCACTTCTTCCATGGCCCGCGCGTTCCGTTCCTCAAGATTAAGCGGCACGTCATCCCACGCTATGAAAACCTGCTCTCCCGTCTGTGCGTCGATTACGGGGAACCCTGATGGGTCGAACAGAACAACACCTTGGTCATCAGGGCGGGTGGCCCAAATGCCGCCCTCTTGAACCTGCTGAACATAAGCGCGACGAAGGAATGCCGCTTCATCTCCACTATACGCTGACATATCCATTGCTGGAGTAATGAGGTGCTGGGACCTGATCTCTCCAAGCATCTGGCTTCGCCGCTCTGCCGCCCTTTCGGCCTGCGCAATCGTGTCAAATGCCGCGAATGTCTGGCCGCTCTGCACAGCGTTTTCAACGGCAGCATCGTCCCCTAGAAACTGCCCGCCCCATATAGACGGTATATTTGTTGGACGACCATCATTTAGGCGAGGGTCTGTCACTGTAATTGAATACTCGGTAGCGTATGACCCATCTCCCATTGGAATGCGCGGGCGGCTTAGGTCAATCGTTGCCCCACTCTCATCGGCAGTTGGCGGGGCCATTAAATTGTCCATGTACCTATCAATACGGTATTCAACATCAGGAACAACCACGTTGGTTGGAATCCGCAGTGTCCCCTCGAACTGGTATCTGTCGGTATATGCCCTTGCCGCCATCTCCGCCGCTTGGCGTGGGGTCGCGCCCTCAATATGCGCCTGCATGGCAAGGTCCATTGTCTGGCTGAACGCCCGATCAAAGTCGGATGCTACATTAGGGTTTCCGGGGACAATCGTAGAGAACACGGGGTCGAGAACACGGTTCACTTCCTCTGACAACTGAGAAAGAGCGGACCTATCGCGCGATCCACTATTAGCGTCCCGGCTCTGGATCATCGCACGGCGCTCTTGAGTGGTTGATGTCGCCGCCCGCTCTGCCAAAGCAGATGCCGCCGTTCCTTGCGTGTTGGCAATCAAGAGGGCCGCTGGAGGCATCCCCGCTTGTTCCAGCTCACCAAACAACTGGGACGCATAGGGGCCGTATGTTTGCTCGATGCCTGTAACGGTAGAGACAAGCGTTGCTCTCATATTTGGGTCTTCGGGATCGAGAACAAAGCTCTCTACCATTCGCGCGGCCTGATCATCAGATACAATGCGCGTATCACGGTCCAACCACCCCGCACGGCGTTGAGCATCAAGGAGTTCCCCTGTCGCCCGCATTGTAAGTGCTGGGTCGCCGCTCTCCTGCGCTTGCTGCCACAGGCTTGCCACATCCTCATTCGTCGCCATGACAAAGCCAGCGGGGTCATCGCGATAGCTGTTGATAACGCCCTGCGCTTGGGAGATTGCTTGCAGGCGGTTATCAAGGGCAACACCCGTGTAGTTATCCTGAACTTCCTGAACAAGTGACGCGCGCTCTCTATAGTCAGCCGTGATGTAGCTTTGACGAAGGTCATAGAGATCAACGCTCTCATTGATCCCGGCCATAATTTCCGCACCTTGCGGCAAGCCGCTCATGCGCCGCACAAATGACGCAGGCGGAAGTTCGCCACGGTTGGCGGCATTCGCCTCTACGTCACGAATCTCGCCCTGCATTGCCTCAAGGGCAGCGGCAGATGCTCTGCGTCGATCCTGATCTATCTGGCGGACATCGCTCAGAATGGACCGGGAATAGGTGTCATACTCGGTGCTGGAGAGTGTCAGTCCACCAAGGGCTTCCTCGACAAATCCCCGCGCTTCCTCAACATTCCCACTATCTTCATATACGGCGAGTGCCGTGTGACGGACGAAGCCAATACGGGCGTTCTGGTCGAACTCGTCGAGGGCTTGCTGTGCATATTCCTCGGGATAGTTAAGACCATCTGCCGTTGCGCGCCATTGAGCGTCTTGGGCGACAGAGGTGCGGATGGCCTGAAACTCGGGCATATCCCACGCCGATGGGCCGTACTCTCGCGCCAGCGTGTCTGCCTGAGCATAGGAATTATCCATCCGCATTGTCGTGGCGTTCTCAGCCTCGCGCAATGCTTCCTGATTTGCGGCAGTACGAAGACGAAGTTCCTCGCGCTGGTATCTGCGCCGCAGCATAAGCTCCAGGTCTTGCGCGATAGCACCGTCTGCTGCTGACACTTGCTGGTCAACAATGCCCTCAACGGCGGATGCGAACTGTTCGGGGTCGGGGAATTCCTCGGCAAGATCAAATGCCGTGCGGTCAGCCTCTATTGCTGCCGTCGCCATAGTGCGCTGGTTATTGATCTGCTGTTGGGCTTCAATCTGAGCACCAATCTCATTCGCTGAATCACGAACCGCCTGACCAAGCTGCGCCTTCGCCCGGTATTCCAACCCCGCCGAACTGGTTAGATCGACGTTAGGGGTGGGCGTAGCGTCCTGAACTGTGGGGAGTGTCTGGGGCATATCAGGTTCCTATAGACCACCACGGGCCGGATGACGCGCTCGCGGTCGGGGTCTTCTGAGGAGAGAACCCGCTTGCTGCCGATAGGAGCTGCGGAACCGCTTGGAGGAACCCGCCAACATAGGCAGAGTTCGCTGCTTGGGAATATCCGTTTGCCGCAGTTGTCGCGCGGAACTGTTCAAGCCTCGTCCCCAGATCAGCGGCACCACGGGCATAGCGGGACCGCTCGCGCTCATTCTGACGGATCGCAAAGGATGTGGGGCTATCGAGCCCGACCCCGCGAGAGACACGCATTGTATCAATTGAAGCCAAAACACGGTTCAGCTCATCCCGCTTCTGGGCGCTGATCTGCTTGCCCCGAATACCAGCGATCTCCCCTTCAATCCGTGCCGCCTGAGACTGTGCATCATAGGCTTTGGACTGCTGGATGCCAGAGTAGATGGAGGCCCCCGCACTAGCGACGGAACTCGCTATGGCAATTGTCGCTGATACCGGGTCCATTACGAAGTCTCCACTTGCATAGTTACGGCGCGGACGGTCAGCTCGGCTCCTTCGCCTTTTAGCTGTTTTATCTGGAGTGATGGGGCCACTGTCCAGCCCATCGCCGTTCCTGTGTAGGTCTTGGTCGCCGTAGCGCCATCGACAGAAAGGTCATCGCCCCCGAGATAGGGCCAGAACAGTTTTGTCTTAGACCTGCCATTTGCACTAACGCGGAATGGTCCTGATTCCAGAACGTCCACGTCAAATCTTGTAATTCTGCACCGCCTTGAACCCATGTATTTGTTCACATAAGGGGTTGGCTCCAGAGTAAACGCAAAGTCATGTCCGATTGTAAGGTCCGTGTCAGCCGGATAATCCGCCATATCACCAGACCCATTCAATGTCCCAGAATAGACGACAGACTTGGCTTTGACCACCTCTGCCTCTTGTGATGCACGGGCCGCGACGGCGGCGGTGAATGCCACCTCATCGTCTGTCAGCGCATCAAAATCCAGATCGCATAAGCGATAGTCATCCCCAGCTTTGGAGATGAAGACCACTTCATCATTGTCGGCTATAATATCTTCCCACGTCCCGAACCCTCGCGACCATTTTCCCATGGCCACAAGTTCCTGCCCCCGACGATACATAAGGACAACGAGGCTTCCATCGTCATTGAGGGCGAAGGCATACCGCTCACTTCTGCCGTCCAGGCCGTCAGCAACCACAAGGCGCGATGGATCAGAAATCAGGTGATACGCCCCCTCCGAAATCTCGGTGGTCAACCATGAACGGCGCACCGTCCCGGTCGGGGTGGCCACAAGAATACGTTTTGCCGCTTCATCAATGAATAGAACGCCCTCCGCAGTCGTTACTGGAGGGACGCTCGCAATCGCATCAGGGCTAATCAGGTAGAAGCCGATGTTCGTCGGCGTCATGGGCGAGTCCGATGATTCCGGCACATAGTATGACCCACGATCCGTGAACACGAGCAATTGGTTCGATGAGGAGAAATACCGGATTGTCGAGTTCGGGTCATCCCCCAGCGTTTCCACAATTGCCTCATTATCGAAGGCATCGCCCGTGTTGAAATCACCAAGGGCACCGAGAGCCGAGGCAGCAAATACGTTCGTTGCTTGCGGAAAGCCCCCAAGGCATAGACGGTTCCGGTGGATGATCCCCGTGCTGGGATACCCCCTCGCAGCACTCACAAGGCTTTCATCCCAGATGGTCGTCGCGGCGGGTGTTGCCGCACTCGCTACAGCCGATATAGGCGATGAGGATTCAGGGCCGACGAGATTATTGGTCGATGACGTGGACGGAGCATCATATGTCTGGAACATCACGACCGTAACGTGCGTGGAATCTGGGATAGAAGTCACAATACAGGTCAGTTCATCCAGATCGGTTTGGCATACCTGGCCCACCTTGAAGCCCGCAGAAGAACCTACGGTTAGATTATGGGATGGGTAGATCGTGTCCTGCACCGTCGCCGTGCATGATGTGGTGGTATTCGCTGCCGTGACTTCCACCTCGTTATTGATGAGGAAGCGGAAGCGAGTGCCCACGTCAGCGGACGTTCCCGTCAGAACAGCGGAGGAGAATGTGAGGGTTATCGACCCTGTGCGGGCCGAAACCCCCATGGTAATGCCCGGGTCGGAAAAGCGATAGAAGGGCTGGTTGATCTTGTTCCCGATGCCTGAGACGAAGGACAGGTCAGCGCGCGTCCATGTGCCGCTCGCACCATAGGTCAAGACCTGAGTGATATAGTCCTCATGGAGGATATAGACGGCGTTCTCGTCAGAGGTAATGACGAGTTCCTGAATCTCAGCCGCAGTTGTCCATGGAAGGTCAGCCGTGATTGTCTGGATGGCCGTGCCAGATGAATTGTATATCGCCACTTCAGACCGCGCATCGCCCGTGTCATAATAGAGGAATAGTTCTTCCTTGACGCCGTTGCGGCCCTTGTAGCGGTGGAGGCGACCGGGGAGAGTTCCCAAGACAGCCCGTTGCGTAGAGCCGGGGCGTCTCTTTGCCCCACCACCACGAACGGTGATCGCATTCCTGAATTGGGCGCAGGCGGTATTGAACGCCTCGCTATCCCCCCGCCGCATAAACTCGGGGCTCAGTTCGCCGCGTTCGAAGGAGGGCCTGAAATCTCTTTGTCTGGACATGACGCCTCCTAGTTCGTGGCGTCTGCGTGTGCAGTCCAGCTATATGCCATCTTCGTGCCGTTCGTGACTTGCGAGCCGCGCCATGCACGGACCAGCACGGGATCAGGATCGCGGAGCGGTGTTCTGCCCCGGTTCCGGTCACGAGCCTTGGCTTGCGTGAGCTTCTGGTTCCCAATGGCGTCATAAAGGTTGCCCTTCTGATCGTCATTCAGGATGCCCCGCGCCAGATAGGCGGCGAGCTTGTTGACAATTCCCCAAGCGAAATCAGCAGGCCAGTCCTGTTCACCCGCCCGATATGTATAGAAAATCTTGAACCCGTCATCGTTCTCGACGTTACAGATCATCTTGCCGCCACGGACCACATAGTCCTCGAATTGGTAGGTATCGAGCTGGATAAAGCGCGGCAGTAGAATATCGGAAGGAAGCGGGTATGAATACGCGGGCTCGTCGTTGGTTTCCGCATCCTGGGTCAAGGCGCTGGATTTGGTGGCGAACGACCAGCCGTGCATCATCAGGGCTTCGGCCACGATCCCCTCATACCCAGCCTTAGCAATCACCGCCTCATCCGTCTGATCGTCAATAGACGCGGGGGGCTCAAGGCCGAGCATCGGCATTGCAGCGCGGAAGATTTCAACAGGAGCGGCGAAAATAGTCATGCTGCGAAATTGAGCCTTTGGAACTCAAGTCATAACGCACCAACAGTAAGGGCGGCCCCCGGAGGAAAGGACCGCCCTCGCGCTGTGTCGGTGAGGGGAAGGAGAAACCACCCACCGGGAGGAAGTTGTTATGCGCCTTCCCAGTTCGTGCCGCTCGCGGCGGACACAACGAGCTTGCCCGTAATCGGGTGTCGGGCGGCTACATACTGGTCGGTCGGATTGGCGCTTGCTACCGCACGGGCAACAAGGACGCCGTTCACGTCCGTGAGGTATGTATAGTGCTTCTTCGAAGTATGCTCAAGCCATTCCGTGCCCGTAACCGCAGTCACATCACCGGAATAGGAATCAGCCGTAAGGCCAATGCCCGTAGCCGCTTCCGAAATCCACCATTCGATTTCGTGGACCGCATCAATTGCGGTGCCTGCGCCGTCCTTGACCGTGATGGTAATATCCATGGCGTCGGTAACGGTAGAAGCCGCAAGACCAATGGTCAGGTCAATGGCCGCGTCATCGAGAACATTGAGTTCCGCGCCCGTTGCCGTGACAGGGGTTCCCGCCACAGACAACTTGCCCGCCGTGAAGTCGAGGCCGGATTCTTTCGGAGTGGCCAGAACAGTGCCATACGGGTCGGTAATAACTTGCTCGCCAACCACATCCACATCATTGAAGGAATACGTCGCCGTCCCGCTCGTATAAGCAGAACAGGTCATGCGGACCTTTGCGCGGTCCCCAATATGATCGTAGGTGCCGGAGGGGTTGGTGGAAGCATCGAGGGTCGCTACCGTTTCCCAGGCACCGCCGCCATTCCGATCCACTTCGAGCAGAACAGTCGCGGTCGCGGACCCGGAAAGGGAATACTCGACATTCTCATTCCGCTTGATGCTCAGCTGTGAGCTGGACCCTACAGCGGTAAATGTGCTGGATACGGTCGTCATTGGATTGGCTCCCTATGCCGCCAACGGCTGTAACAGCTCTGCGGCTTTTTCTTGCATATATTTCTTGCGGTCCGCCTCACTCAACGCATTCCATGTCGCAATGGAATTTGCGGGGTCTTTCGCAAGATGGTCGGAGACGGCGGCTTTCAGGACTACTTCCCTGTCCACTTCCGTCCCCGCGTCTTCGTCTTTGAAGACTTTGGGAGGCAGGCGGTAGGATTTGGCTCGTTCGCCGTGATCGGCGACCTTCTCGCCCTTCTCGGGCTTTGCCTTCTTCTCACCTGCCTCCGTCTTTACCTTCGCACCTTCCACTTCTGCATCAGAGGGCAGTTGATCCTTGAACTGGTCAGGAACATCGTTCCAGCCTTTCTCAAACCGATAGCCCTTGATGTAGAAGGGAAGTCTGAAGCGTACTTTCACGGTTCACCTGTTAGTTAGTGGCGTCCGGCAGTGACGTGATACGATGCGGGTCTTTCGTCAGGAAGGCATTGAACTTGCCTGCCGTCAGAGCAGCCCCACCGATCACAAGTTGGGCACCAAGATACCGCTCGTAGGGCCATACGGTCCCGTCAGGAACCGCAACGCAGACCACCGTGTCACCCGCCGCAACGCTGCCGTAAGCAATCGTGTCAGAGGTGTAGTGGGCGGATTCAGTACCGTCCGTCGAGATCGTGGTCGTCGAGTCCGATACCAGTTTGAACTGGACCGTTGCCGAACCGCCCGATGTCGGGGTCGTGTCACAGGTCACAACGAAATAAAGAGGTTCGCCGTGTCCGATTTCGCGGGCCGCAGCAGTAGCGCCGAGGTCAACGTATGAGTCGGAATTGTGGGTCGCTTGGGTCGTCTCGGCCTGCGCGTCCATAAATTCCAAGAGTTCGTCCATAATCATGGTTTTATCTCCACCTTTCTCTATGGATTAGGTAACGCGGGCTTCGTTGCCAGCCAGGGCATCGCAACGCCGAACC